GAGGGCAACCTGAAGCTGGAGCTGCAGGAGCGCAAGGCGGACCAGGAGCTGCAGAAGGGCACGATGAAGCTGCAGATGGACGGGCTCCGCAATCAGCAGGCCCTACAATTCCAGCATGACCAACAGCAGCTCCGCGCGGCGGAGCCGCGCCGACAGGAGAGCAATTAGATGGATGAGTTTTCTCAGCCGACAGAACAGCCGCTGGTGCAGCCGGCCCCGGCCCCCGCGCCGGAGCCTGCGCCAGAGCCGATGGATGTTGCTGAGGCTCCGGTCCCGCAAGGAAGCGAAGAGGGCTCCGATGTCGCCCGCGGCGAGCCCGACCCGGCATTCGCCGCCAAGCGCTATGCGGCGCAGCGCGACCGCGAGCGCGAGAACTCCAGGCTGCTCCAAGAGCAGATCCGCACTCAGCAGCAGCAGACAGAGGCCCTGGTCAAGCTGGTCGAGTCGGTCGTTGGCCAGCGGCAGCAGCCGCCGTCGCAGGAGCAGATCGACTCCTACCAGCCGCGGGATGGCGAGGACAACAGCCAGTACTTCACGCGGCTGATCCAGCAGCTCGTCACTGACGTGAACGAGACGAAGCAGGAGCGGGCCGAGCGTCTCCGCGCTGAGGAGCAGCAGCGCCAACGCCAGCAGTTCGAGCAGGCTGTTGCCCAGGAGTACAGGCAGTTTGCCGCCGAGGCTCCAGACCTGACGGAGGCGGCGACCCATTTGGTCTCTCCGCTGGAGGAGATGTGGAAGGCCGCCGGGCTGACAGAGGCGGAGATCGCGTCAGAGGTGGCGCGGCAGGAGCACATCTTTATCGCCGCGGCCAAGCGCAAGGGCATGAACCCTGGAGCGCTGATCTACGACGTGGCGAAGGCCAGGAAGTACGTCCCGGCCGCGGAGAGGGCCGCCCGCGCGGAAGCGGCGGCCAAACGTCAGGCAGCCGAAGCGGCGCGCGGCATCGGCGGCGGCGGAGCCGGGGCATCTGCCCCAAGCAGGGCGGCCATGGCAGACGCTTTCAACAAGGCCCCGCCGGGCTCGCCGGAGAGGCAGAAACTGCTGAAAGACATCTTGACCCCGTAATGGGGTGTTGCTATAGAACAGGGACGGGCGTGTAAAAAGCGCCCGGCTCTCGCTGACGACGTGCGTATCGTCGGTTTCCGGGAAGCTCCCTTCCGCATAGGGGCGTGTCGTCCTTGACCCCTGGAAGCGAGAGCTATGCCCGATAACTTTTTCCCCACTTCAGATCCGCAGACGCGGAAGCAGTGGATCGCGGAAGTCAACGCCGTGGCGGAGGCCAAGATGGTCGCCTCGCGCTACTTTGGCTCCAGCAGCAACAGCGCCATCCGCATTCGCGACGCCCTCAACAAGGGATACGGAGACGAGGTCACCTGGTCCTCGTCCTGGCCCCTGAAGGGAACCGGCACGGTCGGTCACGAGACCCTGAAGGGCAAGGAAGAGGCGCTCACCCTCTTTACCGACAAGATGCGCATCGACCTGAGCCGGCACGCTGTCCCGGTTGGAAACAAGATCGACGCCCAGCTTGCCCCGGTGAACCTCCGCAAGATCGGCCGCGACAAGTTGGGGTCCTGGAAGGCCAAGGCCGTGGACATGGCCTGCGCCTACCAGCTTGCTGGCTACACCCCGGCCAACGTGGACGCTGGCGGCGACAACGATGCGGGCGGCCGCAACGCCACCTATCGTGGCCACAACACCATCACCGCCCCGCACTCCGACCGGATCATCCGGGCCGGAGGCATTGCCACCGACACGCTCGTGGCTGCAGACTCTGCCGCCAAGATGACGCTGGAGCTGATCGACTACGCCAAGGAGCGGTGCTTCCTGGAGACGGCGACGGCGGCGCCAATCGAGTCTCTCGACGGCAACAAGCACGTCCTGTTCGTTCACCCCTCGGTCATGACCGACCTGCGTCGGAACGAGGAGTGGCAGGCGATCCAGCTCGCGGCGCTGGCCGGCAAGCAGGAGGGCAACCCCCTCTATAAGTTCGCTGCCGGCGAGTACAACGACACGCTGATCGTCCCGTGGCAGTACATGCCGACCGGCGTCTCCGCGACCAACACCTCCGTCGCCAACACCCGCCGTTCCGTCTTGGTCGGCGCCGAGGCGCTCTCCCTCGCATACGGTCGCGGTTACGACGGCGGCGAAGGCGATTGGGAGGAGACGGAAGACGACCACAACTTCATCAAGTACGTCGCTTATGACCTCATCTGGGGCGTGAAGGCGAACTTCTACAAGTCCGGTGCCAGCCTTGCCGAAGTTGATTACGGCAAGATCGTCATCGTGACTTACAGCGCCGCTCACTAAGGAGACAGCCGAAAATGCCCAGCAACGTTAGGGGCGCCCGCGGTGAGGGCACCCACCGGCCGAACTACCCCGGCTTGGTGACGAAGTCGATTACCGTCTCTTTCGACTCGGCCAACATCGCCACTGGCGTCTTCTGGTTCCGCATCCCCAAGCGGTCCCGGATCGTCGAATGCGGCGTCAACGTCGAGACGGCTTTCAACGCCGCGACCACGAACGTGCTCACGGCTGGTCACGGAGCCAGCCTGAACGAGATCGTTGCCGCCGGCGATGTCGATGAAAGCTCCGCGACCTACCAAGCCGTCACGACCCCGCTTGGCCTGGAGTTCGCGGACGAGAAGGACATTTCCGTCAAGTACACCCAGAGCGGCACGGCGGCGACGACCGGCAAGGCGACGCTCGTTCTCTCCTACATCCCTTATGAGATCGTGAAGTAGGGTGGCGACGATCAAGAAAAACTGGTGGCCGTTCTGGCTGGTCAAGGTGTTCTGGTACAAGCGCACCAGGGCCAGCTAGGATGACGACCTTCCTGCAGATGCAGGACGTCATCGCCTCGGAGACGAGGTTCGTTGATCGGGCGGCGGATCTGAAGGCCGATGAGGTCACGCAGATCCGCCTCCACATCAACGAGGCCATCCGCGCGCACCAGCAGGACCGCTTCTGGTTCAATCGTCAGCTTTGGAAACGTGACACAGAAGCCGGGCAAGAGTTCTACGCTCTCCCGGAGGAGTACATCAGCGGCTTGACCGTGAGCATCGAGGCGCCGCGGGTCAAGCTGATGAGCATCTCGAACGACACCATGGAAGGATGGGAGCCTGGGGAGCGGCTGATGCCTCAGTATTTCGCGCTCTTCGCCAACCAGTATCGGCTCTATCCGATCCCGGACAAGGCATACACCCTTCGGCTCTGGGGCGCCCGCAGCTACCCGCCGCTGGTTGCGGACGATGACACAAACCCGTGGCTTGCTCACGCGTTCGAGCTGATCCGCGAGGCCGCCAAGGCGAGGGTGTTTTATTCCATGCTGCACGATCAGGAGAACGCCATGGCTGCTCAGCAGAACGCGATCACGGCCAGGGCTGATCTTCGGGACGTGTCCAACCTTCGCCAGCCTCCGCAGGAGATGCCGCCATTCCTGTAGAGCCCTTCGC